TTTGCCAACGTCCCGTTTATTCCGGGTGAAGGCATACGAGTTGAAACAAGCGTGTATGCTGAAATGTCTAATACAGATTCAGTACAAATAATCTATGGCTAACAAGAAAAAAGGTCCTAGCTTAGCAGTTGGACGTGGTGAAAAACTTCCTGTGTCTAAAGGTGCAGGGCTCACGGCTAAAGGTCGTGCAAAGTATAACGCAGCTACTGGGTCAAACCTAAAGGCTCCTCAACCACAAGGTGGCGCTCGCAAGAAGTCATTTTGTGCTAGAATGTCTGGCATGCCTGGTCCTATGAAAGATGAAAAAGGTAGACCTACTAGGAAAGCCGCATCACTAAAAAGGTGGAATTGTAAATGAGTGCAGAACGCGAAGTTATAGAACACGGTGTAGAAATTAAGCATATTCAATCAGATGTGGATAGTATTATGGAAGACATGGAACAATTAAAAGCCCGTCTAGATGGTATTGAAAAAACACTAGAAGAAATCAAAGGCGGTTGGAAAGTATTTATTGCTATCGCTACTGTTATATCAGGTGTTATAAGCTGGATGGTAACTCATTGGCTAGGTAAATAAATGAAAACTTTTATAGAAAAGGTGTTTAAAATGAAAAAACAAAAGGAATTATTAGATGAAATTACTCATTCAGAAGTTACAGAAGAAGTTACAGAAGTTGCTGTCGAAACTATCAAGCCTAGTAAAAAAGAAACTAAAGTTGAAGTAGAAGTTCAACACACAGATACAAAGGCTGATTAAATGCCTAGTAAATCTAAAGCACAACACAACTTAATGGCTGCAGTGGCTAATAACCCAAAATTTGCTAAAAAAGTTGGTATATCAAAATCAGTAGGAGAAGAGTTTATGAAAGCAGATAAAACTAAGAAGTTCGGATCAGGTGGAGCACTTAAAGAAGTTGACTCAAGTGACAATCCTGGATTATCAAAATTACCAACGGAGGTTAGAAATAAAATGGGCTACATGAAAAAAGGTGGTATGGCTAAAGGCTATGCAAAAGGTGGTTGTGCAACAAAATCAGATGCAAAGATGATCGCTAAAAAAGAAGTTAAGGGACATGAATCATCAATGCACAAAATGAAAAAAGGTGGCATCGTAGAAAAAGGTACAGGCGAGAAATATGCATCTAAAGCTGCTATGATGAAACACGAGAAAAAAGAAACTAAAGCCGAAGAAATGAAAGAACATGGCATGAAAAAAGGCGGTATGGCTAAAGGTTGTGGTTATTCTAAAGGCGGTCAACTTGCTAAAGCTAATGGTATTGCAGTTCGCGGTAAAACAAGAGGAAGGAATATTTAATGGCTAAATTAACTGAAGCAGAAAAAAGAAAAAACTTTGAAGCAACTGTAGGCTCATCAGAAAATGATATGGGTCCATACCGTAACCGTACAGGACTAGAAATGTTATCAAAAGAAGAGTATGAACAATTACCTAAAATGAAAGACCTTCCTGAACAAGCAATTGAATTTCCTAATGTAAAAAAGGATGAAAAGGGTCGGGTAATATATAAGAAAAAAGGTGGCATGATTAAAAAAATGGCTTCAGGTGGTTCAGTTAAATCTTCAGCTTCTAAACGTGCAGATGGTATTGCTGTAAAAGGCAAAACTAGAGGAAAAATCTGCTAATAAAATGCCAGTAGATTATAGTCGTTATGACTGGGTTGACGAATTTAAACGCTGTGAACAATGGTTAGAGAATGCTCTAGACTATGCTCATGGTACGTTTGATATAAGTAATGTTTTTGAAGATGTAATGAATGGTAATGCACAATTTTGGCCGGGCAAAAACTCAGCTGTAGTGACACAAATTGTAAATTATCCAAAGAAGAAAGTAATACATTTTTTCCTAGCTGGTGGTGATATAAAAGAACTACAAGATATGGAACCAGGTATTATTGAATGGGCAAAGAGTCAAGGTTGCACTGTGGTAACATTATCAGGTAGACCTGGTTGGACTAAAAGTTTTTTAAACAATATAGGATATAGATGTACGCAAGTACAAATGTACAAGGAGATATAATATGGCCGGAGCAGCAAAACCAGGATCAACACTACCACCACAAGGTGGTAAAGGCGGAGTTCAATCTCCAAGACCAACATTAGCACCACCAGGACAAGGTTCTACACTACCACCACAAGGCGGTAAAGGCGGAGCTCAACCCGGTCAAGTTCCACCACGTACCTTAGGCGGTTACTCTCCAGCGGACATAGACAGACTTATGGCTAATCAAGTACCAGCACAAGTACAACAACCAGCTCCTGGTCAAGTACCAGCACAAGGCGGTAAAGCACAAAACCCTGATGGAACACGCACAGGAACTCTCCCTGGCTATGCTCAACCATATGTAAATAGTATGATGGATCAACCACAAGTACAACAACCAGCTCCGGGTCAAGTTCCAGCACAAGGCGGTAAAGGCGGAGGTCAGTCAGCTACCCCAGAACAACTTGCAGCACTACAAGCACAATTAGATGCATCAAGATTACCACCAACAACTACTACGCCATCAAACCTTCCTGGTTATGCTCCATCAAGAGGTCAGTCAGCTACCCCAGAACAACTTGCAGCACTACAAGCACAATTAGATGCATCAAGACCTGTACCACAAGTACAACAACCTTTAGGGTTAGCTGGTAGACCAGAAATACAAGCTGCTTATGGACAACCACAAGTACAACAACCTCTTGTTCGACAACCAGCTCCAGTTCCTGGACTAGGGTTATCTAGTTTATTAAAAAAACCAATGCCAAAATTAAAAGGCAGAAGATAATGAGACCTTCACGAGGTATGGGCGCTATTAAAAAGTCTAAGATACCTAGTGCTACTGAGAACACTATGCCTAAGGGCGTGGTTAAAAAACGTCGTGACAACACAGACTTTACTCAGTTTAAAGAAGGTGGCACAGTAAACAAAGCAGGTAACTACACAAAGCCTAGTTTACGTAAAAGAATAGTGTCACAAGTTAAATCCGCTGCAACACACGGTACAGGTGCTGGTCAATGGTCAGCTCGTAAAGCTCAGTTAGTAGCTAAGAAATATAAAGCTGCAGGTGGTGGATATAAGTGAGTGCATTAGCTAAACCGCAACGTTCACTAAAAGCATGGGGTGAGCAAAAGTGGACAACTAAGTCTGGTAAAAAGTCTAGTGAGACAGGTGAAAGATACTTACCAGAAAAAGCAATTAAAGCATTAAGCCCGCAAGAGTATGCAGCAACAACAAAAGCTAAAAGGGCAGGAAAAGCTAAAGGTAAACAGTTTGTAGCTCAACCTAAATCAATTAAACAAAAAGTAAAACCTTATAGAAGAGTTAAATAATGGTAGATAGAACCACAGGGCAAACAAGTTTTAACTTAGATTTAAATAACTTAGTTGAAGACGCATTTGAAAGATGCGGTAAAGAACTTCGTACGGGTTATGATTTAAGAACTGCAAGACGTTCACTAAATCTTATGACAATCGAGTGGGCTAACCGCGGTATTAATATGTGGACTATAGAACCTGGTCAGATTCAATTAAACCAAGGCCAGATCATGTACCCGTTGCCTGTCGATACGATTGACTTGCTTGACATGGTGACACGCACTGGAACAGGATCAAACCAACAAGACATTAATATCAACCGTATTAGTGAATCAACATACATCACTATACCTAATAAAAATGCTACAGGCCGTCCGATCCAAGTGTGGATTAATAGACAAAGCGGCCAAGAAAACCCTACTACAATTCTTACAGCTGAAGCTTTAGATGCGACAGAAACTACAATTACATTAACAACAACTGTAGGCTTAGCACAATTTGGATTTGTTAAAGTAGATAACGAAACGATTCAGTATGGCGGTATTAGTGGTAATGACTTAATTGATTGCATACGTGGCGTTAATAATACAACAGCTGCAACACACTTAACTGCATCTAAAATATATGTTCAGAACTTACCTACAGTGAATGTATGGCCAGCACCTGATCAAAGTAGTTTCTATTCATTTGTTTATTACAGATTAAGACGTATTCAAGACGCAGGTAACGGGCTTAATGTAGAAGATATTCCGTTCAGATTTATTCCATGCATGGTAGCAGGACTCGCTTACTATTTAAGTGTTAAGTTACCAGGTGCTGAAGGTCGTATAGAAATGCTTAAACAAGATTACGAACAACAGTTCCAATTAGCAGCTGACGAAGATAGAGAAAAAGCATCTGTGAGGTTTGTACCTCGTGAAATGTTTTACCACGGGTAATTAAATGCCAAGTAAATATTCAAGCGGTAAAAATGCCATATCGCAGTGTGACCGTTGTGGGTTTAGATATAAGCTTAAACAACTTAAAAGATTGGTTATTAAGACCAAAAATGTTAATATACTCGTATGTCCAGAATGCTGGGAACCGGATCAACCGCAATTATCACTAGGTTTATACCCAGTTAATGATCCGCAAGCAGTTAGAAATCCAAGACCTGATAGTCCAAGTTACTATCAATCAGGTTTAAATGGGTTACAAACGCTAGAAGTAACAGGAACATTACAAAGTGAAACAGGTGTACCACTATTAGGTAGCCGAATTATTCAGTGGGGTTGGAATCCTGTAGGCGGATCAAGATTGAATGATGCTGGATTAACGCCTAATGATCTAGTAGGAATAGGTAATGTGGGCACAGTAACAGTAACAACAACATAAGGAGAAGTATATGGGATTCAGATCAACAGCAGATGGTATTGCTAAACAAGGTAAAACTAAAGGTAAAAATTTAGGTAATGACGGCGCTTCAGTAGGCATTCAAAAAGGCCCTAAACATGCAGGTTCTAAAGGTGGTAAAAAGAACATTGACATGAAAACTATGGGTCGCGGTATGGCTAAAGTTGCAGCACAGAAAAAAGGATAATTATCATGGCTAAAGATAACAGATCAGCAGCACAATCAACAGGTACTGAGTTTTTCCCTGCTGATACTGCACAACCGTTAGAAAAGTATATTCAACCAAGAGTGAATACAAATAGTTCAGATATTGAGGTTTCTCAAGACCCTAATAAATTAAAATCACAAGACCTTAATTTTAAAACAGCTAGACAACGTGTTAGCGCAGGTGATCCGGGCTCTAAAGTTATTAATCGAAATGGTGAAGTTACTATTCGTGGTTGCGGTGCAGCTACTAAAGGTACAAAAGCTCGCGGTCCGATGGCGTAATAAATGAATTACACCCAGTTAGTAGCAGAGATACAGAACTATACAGAGAATCAGTTCACAACTACTGTAGTAAATACGTTTATTACTCAAGCTGAACAGAGAATCTATAATACAGTTCAATTACCAGCATTACGTAAAAACGTAACAGGCACAACTACATCTGGTAATAAGTATTTAGCGATGCCTACTAATTGGTTGGCCACGTTTAGCTTAGCTGTAATTAATGCTAATAATGAATACTTGTATCTTTTAAATAAAGACGTGAACTATATTAGACAATCATTTCCTGATACAGATTCAGACTTTTATGGTGTACCTCAGTACTATGCAGTGTTTGATAACACGTCGTTTATATTAGGCCCTACACCCGATGCAAATTATAATGTTGAGCTACATTACTTCTATTATCCTGAGTCTATTACAACGACTGTATCAGGTACAACTTGGTTAGGTGATAACTTTAGTTCTACTTTACTCTACGGATCTTTATTAGAAGCTTACACCTATATGAAGGGCGAAGCAGATGTTATAGCTAATTATAAAGCTAGATATGATGAAGCCATGATGTTATTGAAACAACTAGGTGATGGTAAAGATAGACAAGATGCGTATAGATCAGGTCAAGTAAGGTACCCAGTTCAATGATTTTAGGACAAGCACAGACCACGACGTTTAAACTAAACTTATTAAAAGGTTTAGAAAATTTTAATGCGGGTTCACCGTATACATATAAAATAGCTTTGTATGATGCAGTAGCTACTATTAATAGCGAAACAACCGCATATACAACAACTAACGAAATTACAGGTACAGGCTACGTAGCTGGGGGCAAGGTATTATCTCCAACGGTAGGTAGTGATACTAGTAATAATACGGCTTTTGTTACTTTTGCTAATGTAACTTGGAACCCTGCAAACTTTACCGCAGCGGGTGCCTTGATATATAATAGCACTACAAATGCATCGGTCGCAGTACTAAGCTTTGGTGGGGTAAAAACAGCCTCTACAACATTTACAATAGAATTTCCAGCAGCTACCTCAACCACTGCTGTATTACGAATTAATTAAGGAGTATATTATGATACAAAAAGAACAAAATGGATTTGGTGATCAAGCTACCATCACGCTAAATGCTGGTGCTCAAGCCAATGAAACTGTAGGGATTGAAGGCTTTTATAAAGTTGAATGCCGTGATGCAGCTGGTAATTTAAAATGGGAAGAATCATTTCCTAATTTAGTTAACCAAATAGGTAAAGAACTTATGTTTGATACTTTACTCCGTACAACGGGCACATACACAACAGTAGGGCCTTTCTTAGGTTTAATTGGTGGAGCTACTCCAACATTTGGTACTGGCACTGACACACAAACATCACACGCTGGCTGGACTGAGTTTGTAAACTACACAGTAGGTGGATCAGCAGTTAGAGGCACAGCATCATTTAGTGCTGCATCATCTACAGGATCAACACCAACTAACGTAACTACATGCGCAGCATCGCCTATTACTTACACTATTACAGGTGCAGGCGGTACAGTGAGTGGTTGTTTCTTAATCACAGGTTCTGGTGCAGTAAATACACAAAGTAATACTGGTGGTGTTTTATACTCAGCAGGCGCATTTGCCGTGGCTAAAGTTACAACAGCTGGTGACACAGTAGCAGTTACATACTCAACAACTGCAACAAGTTAAGGAGTCTTAAATGGCTCTTGTAGTCGCAGACAGAGTACAGGAAACGTCCGTAACTAGTGGGACAGGTACGCTTACCCTTGCAGGAGCAGTTGCGGGGTTTCAAACCTTTTCTACAGCTATTGGTAATGGTAATACTACTTTCTACACAATCTATGATTTAACTGCATATGATTGGGAAGTAGGTATTGGTACTGTAGGTGCTGGTACTTTAGCTCGTACTACGGTTTTATCAAATTCAGCTGGTACTACATCTCCTATATCGTTTGCCGGTAATTCTAAATCTGTATTTTGTACATACCCTGCTGAAAAATCTATTAACTACGATGCTAATGGTGTAGCTACTATTGGCGAAGTTCTTGGATATGCTGATACTGGCATTATTGGATCTTTTGCGTCTACTGTCGCTGGCTACAACCAAGTTGTTGTTCAAAATAAAAGCACCGCTACAAACGCATCTACCAACTTTAATGTATCTAACGATGCAGGTACAGCAGGAGCTAACTACGCTGAATTAGGTATTAACTCATCTACCTTTACTGGTACAGGCTCATTTAATATTGCTGGGGCATCTTATGTTGCATCCGCCTCTACTGATTTAACACTTGGTACATATGGTGCTTATAACATCCACTTTGTAACTAATAGTAATACAACCGATGCCATGACTATCTATAATAATGGCGGTATATCATTAGGTACATTCGGAAATCCGGGTATAGGTAACATGGCAGCTAGTAAGTTTGTGCCTGGTTATTCAGCAATTACATCAGCAGCGGGCACTACAGTTTTAACAGCAGACTCTAATTACTATCAAAATTTACTTGGTTCTACAACACAAACATTTCAATTACCTGATGCCACAACCTTATTAGAAGGTACAACATTTATCTTTGACAACGATTCCTCAGGAACTTTAACTGTTGTTGATAATGCAACTGGACCTATTGAAACAGTACCTGGCGGCGCCGCAAGTTTTGTATATTTAGCTGATAATGCTACTGTTGCTGGTACTTGGAGAAGACATGCATTTCTCCCTGCATCGTATGACTTTAATGCTACAACAGCTAATTTTGGTACTGCTACAATTACAAACGCTTCATGGAACGGAAATACAATAGGTACTGCTTATGGCGGTACAGGATTAACTACTTTTGGCTCTGCTAATTACGCTCTATATTCAACATCATCATCAGCTTTAGTAGCAGGTACATTACCTGTTGAAGCGGGTGGTTCAGGGGCTGTTACGTTTACAGCTAACGGTGTTTTATATGGTAATGGTACATCTGCATTGGGTGTTACAGCAGCAGGGACTACAGGACAAGTTTTAATAGGTAATACAGGCGCTGCACCATCATGGGGTACAGTATCAAGTTCATTAGTTAGTTCATTTCAAACATCATTAAATGGGTTAACACCAAGTACAGCTACAACAGGCGCCGTAACATTAGCAGGTACATTAGGTCCTACATCAGGCGGTACAGGATTAACTACATATACGCAAGGTGATCTTATATATGCCACAGCTACAAACACATTAGGTAAATTAGCTGACGTAGCTACAGGCAATGCACTTATTTCAGGCGGTGTTGGCGGCGATCCTTCATGGGGTAAGATTGGTTTAACTACGCATGTATCAGGCACACTTCCAGTAGATAATGGTGGTACAGGACAAACTACATATACTGACGGCCAACTCTTAATTGGTAACACAACAGGAAATACCTTAACTAAGGCGACACTAACTCAAGGAACGGGCATTACCATTACTAATGGTACAGGTTCAATTACTGTAGCTAATGCGGGTGTAACTTCAATTACAGGTACAGCTAACCAAGTTATTGCTTCAGCTTCCACAGGCGCTGTTACGTTATCAACACCACAATCTATTGGCACAGCATCAGGTGTTCAGTTTGGTTCATTCGGGGTAGGTACAGCATCATCAGGTACAACAGGTGAAATTCGTGCAACTAATAATGTAACCTCATTCTATTCATCAGATGCTAGATTAAAAGAAAACATTAAAGATATTCCAGATGCTCTTGATAAAGTAAATCATATAGGTGGTAAATTATTTGATTGGACAGATGACTATATTAAAAATCATGGCGGGGAAGACGGGTATTTTGTTAATAAATCAGATTTTGGTATAATTGCACAAGATGTAAAAGAAGTGTTTCCAATTGCAGTAAGAGAAAGACAAGATGGAACTCTTGCAGTAGACTATGAAAAACTATGCTCATTAGCATTTGCGGCAATTAAAGAATTAACAGAAAAAGTAAATAAATTAGAGGCTAAATAATATGGCATTAAACCCATCAGGACAAATAAGCTTAAATGGTACTACTGCTGGTGTATCAATAGCTGCAGAATTAAGACAACCAGGTACAGCTCAACTATCTCTTAATGATGCAGATGTTAGAGCTTTGGCTGGCGTACCAACAGGGCAAATTGTTATGCCTACTGACTTTTATGGTAAATCACTTACATATTCTGCTGAATATGTAATTGTAGCTGGTGGTGGTGGCGGCGGCGGATCTCGAGGAGGTGGTGGAGGTGCTGGTGGATATTTAACTAGCTCAGTTACATTAGTTGGTGGAACTACATATACCGCAACAATTGGTGGTGGTGGTGCAGGAAGAACAGGTCCTAGTCCTGCTGCAGTATTTACAGCAAACGGAGGAAACTCATCATTAGCAGGAACTCCAATTACTACAATTACATCTACAGGTGGTGGACCAGGCGGTAATTCAACTCCTCCAGGTTCTCCAGGTACTGTGGGTAGACCAGGAGGCTCAGGTGGAGGCGGTGGTGCTAATAACGGATCCTCAGGAAATCCTGGTCCAGCTAACGGCGTAGGTGGAACTGGCACACCAGGTCAAGGTTTTCCAGGTGGTGCTGCTTCATCACAATTTGGTGGTGGTGGGGGTGGAGCAACTCAAGCGGGTACTAGTGTTCCTGGTAGTGGACCTAGAACAGGTGGAGCAGGTGCTTTATTTTCAGTAACTGGCTCATACTACGCAGGTGGTGGTGGGGGTGGAACAAATACTGGAACTGTGGGTGCAGGTGGTTTAGGAGGGGGCGGTAGTGGAGGAACAAATCCAGGCTCTGTCCTTGCAACTGCTGGAGCAGTAAATACTGGAGGCGGGGGTGGCGGTTCAGGTTTTAATGGACAACCTGGTGGTTCAGGCGTAGTTATACTATCTGTGCCTACAGCTTTATATTCTGGAACTTATGGACCCCCAGCAAGTGTATCTATTTCTACTAGTGGTTCTAATACTATTATTACATTTACAGGAACAGGAACTTACACAGCATGAGTCACTTTGCAAAAGTTGTTGATGGAATAGTACAAAATGTTCTTGTAGTTGAACAAGACTTTATTGATGAAGGTCATTTAGGAGACCCATCATTATGGATACAAACCTCTATTAATACTTATGGTGGTATTCATTATGGACAGGATGAAAAACCTGATGGAGGCATTGCATTAAGAGGTAACTATGCTGGGATTGGGTTTACTTATGACAAAGAAAATGACGTATTTTATGAGCCAAAACCTCTTGACTCTTGGGTATTAAATCAATCTACATGGTTATGGGAAGCTCCAATACCTTATCCTACAGATGGCAAAGAGTACTATTGGGATGAAGCTACTATATCTTGGGTTAAATTAGAAGACTAAATGTTTGGATACGCATCATTTGCAGAAGTATCCTTTACTACCTTACCCTCTGCTGGGGGCAATAGCTTTTTTGAGTCAGTAACTGAAGCGTTTGGCATAGCTGATATTAATACGCAGTTATTTACTTTTAATGAAACAAGAATAGAGCCTATCGCTGAGATAGATGATTTTAACTCTGACGCAAGTATTTTTATTGGAACAATTAACGAACTTATTAGTGTAGAAGCTGCAAACACTGAAGTTTTTGATGCATTACAAAGTATCACAGAGCCTATTAATACTATAGAAAGCCAACAATCAATAGTAGCTGGGTTTGCTCAAAGTGTGACAGAGAACGTGGATGTAAACGACGTTTTAGTACCTTTCTTTGCAGCGCTACAATCTCGTAATGAAGATGCTATATTTGACGATGTAAATACTATTTCAGCGCAGTTTAATACAAGCCGAGCAGAAAATGTAATTTTAAACGACGTTAGAAACATTACGGCGCAGTTTAGTGTAGCTAGAAACGAAAACATTAACTTAGCTGATCTAAATAGTATTGTTGCTAACTTTGTAGTAACTAAAGTAGAAAATGTTGATCTTGCTGATAGTAGTGTTATAGGTAGTGTATTCTTCTTGGATATTACAGAGCCTGTTACAGTAGAAGACACGCCTACAATTAGTGCTCAGTTTATTGTAGTTAGGGTAGAAAATTCAAGGTTAAATGATTCATCTACACAGCAATCTAATTATTTACAGTCAATTACAGAGGTTATTACATTACTAGATGACTTATGTTACAACGGCTGGTTTAAGATTGATGATAGTCAGTCCGCTTCATGGGCTACAATAGCAACTCCTAATGGCGTATGGGTAGATGTAAATGATGCACAAACCCCGAATTGGGGAACCATAGATACAAAGCAACCTTGTAGTTAGGGTATAATACGGATTATTAAATAAAGGATTTATTATGTCAAGTACATATTCAAGCTTAAAAATAGAACTTATGGGTACAGGCGATCAGTCTGGTACCTGGGGTACAACTACAAATACCAATTTAGGTACGGCGATTGAAGAGGCTATTACAGGTTCTGCTAACGTAGCTTTTTCAAGTGCGGACGTAACTTTGACGCTTACTAATACTAATACGTCACAAGCTGCGCGTAATTTAAGACTTAACCTAACTGGAACTTCAGGTGGAGCTCGTAATTTAACTGTACCTGATATTGAAAAATATTACATTGTGACTAACGGTTTAGCTAATGACGTAACAGTTAAAAATTCAACAGGTCCTACATATACCATTCCCGCAGGAACTACTGGGCAAGTATTTAGTACAGGCACCGGTGTTAATGCGGCTATTAATTTTTTTGAAGGCGCTGTTTTATCAAGCGCTGCAGTTATTTTAGGTGGTGCAATTAATGCAACTCCTATAGGTGCTATCAGTGCTTCAACAGGAGCCTTTACTACATTAGCTGCTACATCAATATCTGGATTAACTACGCCTCTTTCAGTAGCTCAAGGTGGTACAGGAGCTGCAACATTTACATCAGGCGCTTTGTTAAAAGGAAATACAACAAGTGCTATTCAAGTTGCCAGTGCTGCTGATATTGTAGGACAGATTAGTACTACAGCAGTAACTAACGCTACTAACGCTACTCGAATTACGAATGCGGGTGGTTGGAATGTAACTCCAACCGGTACAGATTTAATATTTAGTTATAATGGGTCTAATGTAGGTAAAATAGATTCATTGGGTAATTTGACTGTGATAGGTAATGTAACTTCTTTCGGTACTATATAAAATGAAGATTATAGTTGGAATTTTAATTACGCTTTGTTTGTTAGTTTGCATTCATCAAGCTCACGCAGAAACCACGACAATTAATCAAAAAGGAATGCCAGTACCTAGTGCTATGGCACCTAGTATGTCTGCGTTTTCACAAGATGTTTGTGCAGTGCCTATTAGTGCAGCGGGTAATTTAGGTTTTATTTCTTTGTCAGGTGGCACAGTTTTACTTGATGAGAACTGCGTTAAAATCAAGTTAGCCAAAACACTAAACGATTTAGGACTTAAAGTAGCTGCCGTATCGGTGTTATGCCAAGATCCAAAAGTATGGGACGCTATGGAGATGAGTGGATCACCTTGTCCTATGGGAGGTTCTGTAGGTCAAGCCGCTAAGAAAGCTTGGTTCCAACGTAATCCCGAAAGGTTCAAAAAATTATATGGCGAGGATTATAATATTCCTGCTTTGCCTTCTACTAAGGAATAATGCATATGCAAATTGTTACGCAGGTTCTTGGACGTATTATGGCCCAGTTTTTGACAGTTTATATGTTGATCAAGGAACGACTCTTGCAGCTTGTCAACAACTTGCATGCCAAATTTATCCTAGCATCCCTGAGTGTGGGCAACCTGTGGACCCTCCTTGCCAAGATATTACTGAGTTTCAAAGTATTGCTTGCCAACCTAATTACTCAGGCGCAATTAATCAAAGTAGGACTAAAACATGTAGTAATAACCAGTGGACAGATTGGACAACGACTTCTAACAACTGTACGCCAGATCCTCCAACGTGTATTGAATCTGTTGAAACGAGGCAACTAACATGTCAAGCTGGCTTCGAAGGATTATCACAAGAACAAAGAACTTCGATATGCTCAGATCCGTATGGTTCGCCAACTTGGACTGCTTGGTCGGAAATTTACAATACTTGCAAGATGACATCGACGAACTTAAACAACCCGGCATCGCCGATCAGTCCGATAAGCCCAATGAATCCAAACAGTGTGCTAAACCAAGTCACAACTGCGCCAATCATGCAACCCGAACCTGTAATTGTACAGGACATGACTGCATTGACGACGACAGTAGAAACACCGGCTACTTCGGTAGCCACAGTAAAAAGCGAATCAAGTGGGGGGACATTTGCACCAAGCCCCGCAAAGAGTACGACAACGTTGGGTACAAGTAAGAAAGATAATGTAAAAGCCCCAGAAACACCTGTGGGGAAAGATTTAGTACCAGGCTTTGGCATAGTAATGTCGATGCAGCTTTTAAACGCGGGCTACAATATGCAGCAAGCGCAACTAGAAGAATCAATTAAATTTATACAGGAACAAGAATATGGACAACAACAAAACATACTCCTTGAATTTATCAGCGCAAATGATACTGGGGATTATATTATCCGTGCTAGTGCCAACAGGTGGCGCAGTATATTACGGGATAACCCTCTTCAACGATTTGACCTCGACGATTGAGGAAGTAAAAAAGATGAGCTCTGTTGAGACTCGTATTATAGTTTTAGAAGATAGATCACGTTCTACTGAGCGCCAATTAGTTGATGTGATGATGTCTAACAACCGTGCATTAGAAAAAGCAAACGAAGCTTATGGTCGTGCTATTGAAGCTAATAGTGTTGCTAAAGCTACTCAAGACAAGATCACAGATACAGTAACAAATGTAAAAGACGAAATGAAACAATTAAGAAAGGCAATGGTTAATCCATTGAACAACTAACATGCTATCAATCCTCTCCTCGATTCTCGGCTTCGCTACTGCGGGGCTACCAAACATTTTAAGCTTCTTCCAACAAAAGGGAGACCAAGCACATGAACGTAAAATGGCTGAAATGCAAAATCAACAACAAATGGCTATGGCTGAAAAAGGTTTTATTGCTCAAGAAAAAATAGCTGCTATTGAATTGGAGGGTACTTATGCTGAAACATTTGCACAAGAACGTCAAGCACTTTATGAACACGATGCAAAACTTGTACATGATGCAGCCCCATGGGTTAAAACTCTTAACGCAGCTGTCCGTCCTATTGTTGCTTTCACTTTTGTAGGGCTACTTGTATTTGTAGATATAGCTGGATTTATATGGGCAATTCACTCAACTGGATTTAGCCGTGAAGCTATGGACGTTGTATTTTCTGGTGATGAAATGAGCATCGTAGCTTCTATTATTGGATTCTACTTTGGTGCTAGAACTTGGGAAAAGAAATAAGTGAATGTATCAAAAGCTGCTATCGCTCTTATTAAACATCACGAAGGCGTGCGTAGTCGTCCCTATCGTTGTCCTGCAAACTTGTGGACTGTTGGTGTTGGCCACCTTATCGGCGATGGCAAATCTTTGCCTGATTCTTGGAACAGAACTTTTTCGCAGGAAGAAATAGATGGAATTCTTAAATCCGACCTACGTCGCTTCGAGTTGGGAGTACATAAGATGTTACCTAACGTGCCTCTTAGACAATGCGAATTTGACGCTATTATTAGTTTTTGCTTCAATTTGGGCCTTGGATGCTTTCAAAGATCAACACTCCGTCAAGCGCTTCTACGCGGGGATAAAAAGGCGGCTATGGAATCGTTAGTGAAATATTGTCGTGCAGGTGGTAAAATACTCAGAGGTCTACAAATCCGTAGATTAGACGAGAAAGCACTCTTTGAAGGTAAATAATGGCATTAGGTAAATTAGTATTTAAACCCGGTATTAACCGAGACCAAACTAACTACGCATCAGAAGGTGGTTGGTATGAAACTCAGCTTGTTCGTTTTAGATCAGGTTACCCTGAAAAATTTGGCGGTTGGACTGTATCTAATTTAAATGCGTATACCGGTTCAGCGCGATCTATATTTAGTTGGTCAACAACTGATGGGGCTAATTTAGTAGGTATTGGTACTAATAATAGAATCTATGTTGGTGCGGGTACTACGCTATATGATATAACACCTATTTATGAAACATATAATTCTGGAACAACTCCATCAACAGACAATTGCATAGGCACAACAAATGCATCTAAAACTGTAACTGTAACTATTACAGGGCACGGGGCTACTACAGGTACTTATGTAGAATTTAGTGGTATTGCAGGGCCTACTATTGGTGGTATTCCTGTTACTGAAATGAACGCAACTGTTCAAGTCACTGTAATTGATACTAATACTTTTACTTTTGAAGCTACAACCACTGCAACGTCTACCACAACTGGGCAAGGCGGCACAGCTATTACTGCTATTGTTTATATGCCTGCAGGGTTTCCTATTACAACAGCGGGTTACGGTTGGGGTACTTCTACTTGGGGGAGACTTACTTGGGGTTCAGGCTCTACGTCACCAATATTTCAACCCGTACGACTTATTTTTATGGATAAGTTTAATAACGATTTAGTATTTAATACTCAGTATGACACTGTAGGTACTACAGGCGGAGAAATTTATTATTGGGCATATACATCTGCTTTTAATACGCGTGCAGTATTGTTATCTTCAGTAGGAGGGGCGGTTGCAGTACCTCAAAAAGTTACTAAGATATTATTTAGCCCACAAGGATTTTTATTTGCTTTAGGCTGTACTAATTATGATGCTGGAGCTTCTCCGCCAGATTATTTAGGTACTTATGACCCATTACTTATACGTTGGTCTAATGTTGATCCTGATATTGGTCCAGAGCCTGAAGATTGGCAACCTGGAACTGGCAAAACTGCGGGGTTCTTACGACTCCAATCAGGTTCTAGAATTATTACTGCAATTAATACTAGACAAGAAACATTAGTATTTACTAATACATCATTAACTTCAATACAATTTTTAGGTACAGACGAAGTATTTGGTTTACAAGAGTTATCACATAACATATCAATTATTGGTGCTAATGCTGTTGTAGGATCTAATAATATTACCTACTGGATGGGTCGAGATAGATTCTATACTTATTCAGGTCGTGTTGATACATTACCTTGCACTATAAGGCAGTACATATTTACAGACCTTAACTTTGCTCAAAGCGCACTTATATTTGCCGGGGTTAACAACAAGTTTACAGAAATTATTTGGTTCTATCCTTCAGCTGATTCAGACGAAATTAATAGATATGCTGTATTTAATTACCTTGAAAATATTTGGTATTATGGCGAACTTGAAAGAACTGCATGGATTGATTCTGGTGTATTCAATAATCCAGTTGGACTCGCTAATGATGTTAATGGTGATGGATGGGTATATCAACATGAAAATGGTACAGATGATGGACAACCATTAGGAGCAGCACCGCTTCCTATTGAAGCTTATATTCAATCTGCAGATATTGATATTGATGACGGTGATAAATACATGCTTATCCGTCGCGTTATTCCAGATATTAATTTTAGAGGTTCTGAAGTAGCAAATCCTGTAACAGGCGCTAATGTTACTCCTGAAGTTACTATTACTGTGGGGGTAAGAAACTTTCCAGGTGCTTCTAGTTCAATCACTAATGAAGAAGGTCAAACTACAAATGCAGATATTGTAACTGCAACAGCAACAGTTGACCAATACACAAACCAAGTCTTTATTAGAGCACGGGGTCGACAAATGAATTTTAAAATTGAATCAGATACAATAGGCACACAATGGCAACTAGGTTTACCTAGGATTGATGCTCGCCCTGACGGAACGAGAAATTAATGGCTAGTATCCGTAGAACAAAAGCACCTAACTTACCTATACCTACTATTAGTTATAGTCAGACTTATACAGAATCGTTTAGTAATGCATTACGTTTATACTTTAATACTATAGATTCAGTATTTAATTCATTGTTAACACCAAGTGCAGGAACTACAACTGCGCGCCCAACTACCGGTTTACAGATAGGACAGCAATATTTTGATACAACAATAAATAGGCCTATTTGGTGGGATGGAACTAACTGGATAAATGCTGCAGGTACTGTAGTATAAGGATGAGAAACATGATATTATTAGACAAAATTAAGGACTCCCAATTATGATACATCAAGCTTCCCAAGGTTTAGCATCTCTAGGTCGCAATGGCGACTCAATGCTCGTTCATATGAGCCCAAAAGAAGTAGCAGGACTTCAAGGTCTAGCTATGGCTCAAGGAGGTTCATTAACTATTAATCCAGATACTGGACTTCCAGAAGCATTTAATTTAGGTAACTTTATTACTTCTTTAATACCAACAGCAGTTGGTGCTATGGTGGGTGGACCTGCAGGCGCTTCGTGGGGACTTCAAGCAGGTAGTGGCTGGGCTACAGCTGCTCCTATTTTAGCTGGTGCTGCTACTGGTGCTGCTATTGCAGGGATTAAAGGTGAAGATCCATTAATGGGCGGTATTATGGGTGGTGTAGGTGGTTACGGTGGTGCTGATTTAGGAAAGGCTTTTGGAGCAGCTACTAATCCAGGTATTACAAACACAATTTCAAGCAATATAGGTAAATCTATAGGCGATCAGGTTGATAATTTAGCTTCTAGCACAGCTCTTAATTCAGTTCAAGGTGGAAAAGCAGGTATTGATTTTAGTACTCTTGCCCAAAGCGGAGGCGCTCCAGGCATTAATTTATCTCCTAGTCAGATAGCACAGGGTTCTCTAGGTGAAACTCGCGGTGCGTTAGCAGGGTTTACTCCTCAAGCTGCTGGTGGAACATCTTCAGCTATGGATACAGCTAGTCGTTTTGTTGATAATGTTGGCATGCCTAAATTAGCTATGACAGGTGCAGGTGCTTTATTAGGTGGTTTAGAACCTTCTGATTTATATAGCGATCTCCTTAAGTCTAAAGAAGATAAATATGATCCATATGCAACATTAAATTTATCAGGTGATACAGGATTAAGATTATATGCATTAGGTGGCGCTGTAGGAAACCCATCTGTAGGTGGTGGATTATCTGATTTATATAATAGACCTGAAGGTCAAGCATTAGAAAATATTTCAAACGATGGTTATGGTATTGGTAGATTAGATAGATTAGCAAGTGCTGAAGCTATGAATAACGCTAAAACTTTAGGCTATACTGGCGGAGGCGCAATTGCTTTTGAAAAAGGTGGTTATTTAAATGGTGCTGGTGATGGAATGAGTGACTCAATTCCTGCTACAATAGAAGGTAAACAGCCGGCTCGTTTAGCTGACGGCGAATTTGTAGTTCCTGCAGATGTAGTAAGTCATATTGGTAATGGTTCATCTAGAGCAGGTTCAAAACGTTTATATAAAATGTTAGACAAAGTAAGACATGCTAGAACAGGGACAAAAAAACAGGGTCGAGAAATCAATCCTAATAAATACTTACCAGCATGAGCCAAGTAAAATTAGTAGCGCCTGATTATGTACATCAGGTATGGGGCATAATAGAACCCATGTTAAAACGAGCGTTTATTAATTTTGATAATGCTGATTATGATGTAAATCATTTAAAAGTTTTAGTTATTAAGCAATATCAATATTTATTTGTAGTTACAGAAGATAATAAAATTATAGGTGCGTTTACAGTAGAAGTGTTTAATCAACCTAATGATAGAATTGCACATACAACATGCATGGGCGGTAAAGGATTATTTAATAGTAATACTGTAAAACAATATGAAGACTGGGCAAAACTTCAAGGTGTCACCAAAATAAGAGCTTATGCAAAAGATTCACAAGCTAGACTGTTTAAAATAAAACTAGGACTTGAAAAAGTCACAAACGTAGTGGAGAAAAAGTTATGAAGATGTTTAACATATTTAACTGGATACAAACCTTAGTAAAAGCATTTACTTTTTATAGTAGTGGTGGTGGAGGTGGAGGTAGTACTTCTTCTTATTCTACAAACTTACCTGAATATGCTAAGCCATACTACCAAGAACTTTTAAAGCAAACTGGCAAACAAATTTATGAAACTGAGCCAGAAGTTAGAGATCCAAATACTGGTAAAGTTATTAGTGGCGGCAACGTTATAGGTATTAAAGCTTATCAACCCTATGAAGGTGAAAGACTTGCAGGATTTGAACCAGGTCAAATAGCAGTTCAACAAGAAACTGCGGGATTAAGAACTCCGGGCGGATTCGGCCAAGCAACTTCAGGTCTTGGTGTAGGTCAAACTATGGGTTATGGAGCCGCGGCTCAAGGTTTAAATCAAGCTTTTGGATACCAACCGCAAGACATTCAAGGCGGCACATTTGATCAAGGTGCAGCTGGATTTTATATGAACCCATATCAACAAAGTGTTACTGATATTGCTTTACGTGAAGCGAGACGTCAAGGTGATATTGAAAGATCTCGTGGAGCATTAGGCTCAATTGGTCGTGGTACATTTGGCGGTGCCCGTCAAGCTTTAATGCAATCAGAACAAGATAGAAACTTAGCTCAAAATATAGGTGATATTCAAGCTAAAGGAAGTCAAGCAGGATTCCAATCAGCACAACAACAATTTAATGCTGACCAAGCTAGAAGAATGCAAGCCGCGCAATTAACACAACAAGGTCAGCAATATGCTGCAGGTTTAGGTAAAGACATTGGTCTTGCTGGATTACAAGTAGGTACAGATGCATCTAAAGCTCTAGCTGCTACGGCCGCACAAGAACAACAATCTAATCTTGAAAGACTTAGAGCACAAGCCGCAAGTGCTGCTGAACCTCAAGCATTTAAACAAAAACAACTTGATACGGCTTATCAAACTGAAATGGAAAAACGTAATTATCAAAAACAACAACTTGAATATCTCAGTAATATTCTTCGTGGTAATGCAGGGGCTCTTGGTTCAACTCAAACACAATATGTTCCACAACCAAGTATAGCTTCACAAGTAGGCGGTTTAGGTTTAGCTGGACTTGGTCTTTATAAAGCAATGAGTTAAGGATAAAAATGAATATCATTAAATTACAAGATCAACTTAAAAGTGTGCCTGATCAATCGTTAGTGGGCTATGTTCAAAATCCTACAGGTGAAGTTCCTACTTATCTAGCTCTTAGTGAATTACAACGTCGTAAAACGATGAGAGAAAAGTATCAGCAACAACAACAACCAGCTCAAACAACTGTAGCTGAAGACTTAGCAGCGCCTACTCCACCTATGGAACAAGGTATAGCAATGGTAGCTCCACAACTGCCCGTAGAAGAACAAGGTGTTGCATCACTTCCTACAGGTGACATGTATGATGAGAAAAACTTTGCTTCAGGTGGTATTGTTGCGTTTGCTAAAGGTGGTACTACTGATGAATATGGTATTGAAATGCCTATAGTTCCTGAATGGGATGATTTAAAAATGGAACAACTAAATGCTTATGAACAATATGGTGTTGATCCTGAATTTTATGCTAAACAAGCTAAAAAATTACAAGAAGAAAGAGATGTTTTAAAAGGTGAAAAATCTGATGCTGGATGGATGGCATTAACTCGTGCAGGATTAGGTATGGCTGCAGGTACTTCTCCATTTGCTCTAAAGAATATTAGTGAAGGCGCTATTCAAGGCATTACTCAGTATGGTGCAGATGTTAAAGATATTAGAACTCAAGATAGATTATTAAAACAAGCAGATATGAAACTATCTGAAGCTCAAAATGCTCAAAATCGTGGTGATGCTCAAGGTGCTCTTAAAGCTATGGAAGAAAGAAAAAATCTTTTACTTAATGCACAAATTGAAAAAGCTAAAATTGGAGCTACTATTGCTAAAGCTACATCATCTAATAAACGAGATCTTTATAATAAAGCTCGTGATAATGCTCAAAATGCTATGAGAGATCAGTATGGCACTGCTGGTTTATCTGCAGCGCCTTTCTTTGGTGATGAATCAAAATGGAATGCTGAACTAGACAGAAAAATAGATAAAGAATTAAAGTTTTTAGCTTCTGAATACAATATTGATCCCTCTGAAATAAAGTCAATAAATAGCCCAGCAGCTACAACAACTACTGATAAACCAGCAGCTACAACAACTACTGCTAAACCGGCAGCTACAACAACTCCTGCTACCAAACCAAAACCAACACAAGCAGATATTGATTATGTAACAGCTCATCCTGAATTAAGAGATAAATTTAAAGCTCGATTTGGAATTGATGCTCCTTCTTTGGTGAATCAAATACCTAGATAATAATGGCTGATAAAATACCTGATTGGGCAAAGGAACCCATAGATCTTACTAATGTTCCTTTAAACTCACCCTTATTTGATAATATAAATCTTAATGGTGTAGAACAAGTAGATGATAATTTAGAAGATACACCCGTTGCATCGGCTACTGAATCTATTCCTGATTGGGCTTTAGCCCCCACTGCTGAAACTACTGAAGCTATTCCTGATTGGGCGCAAACACCTACCCCCGCAACTAAAACTCCATATAAACCTAGCAGTTTTGCTAGGCGAGCTATTGCAGATACAGGGATTGGTTTAGCACAAGGTGTCGTAGGGTTAGGAGAAGGTTTAGTTGGTATTGCCGATATTCCTACTTTAGGTTATGCAGGTAAAGGTATTGAAGCCGCAGAAAAAGCAATTTTTGGTGGTACATCAAAAGACTTACAACAAAATCTTCAAGAATTAAAAACTCCAGAATTACGTGAGCAAGAAAAAGCTGTTCAAGAAGCTAAAGGTGTTAAAAATACTGCACTAGCTCTTGCTAAAAACCCCCTTGCTTTCTTAGGTTTAATTGAACAATCTTTACCATCTATGTATGGTGGTGTAGGTATTGCTCGTAAAGTTTTACAAAAAACTCCTAAATTAGGAACTGCAACTGCTGTAGGTATTGGTGAAGGTGCTATCACAGGCGGTTCTATAGCAGAAGATGCGCGTCAACAATCTGAAGATGGGTTAATAACGCCTAAGCAAGCGGTTATTGCTACAGGAAGTGGTATATTAACAGGTGGCTTTGGTGCAATGGGTAGTAAGATAGCAACTAAAATAGGTTTAGATGACTTTGAAACATTATTAACAAAAAGTGCCTCACCTACTATAAGAACAACAGCTACGCAAAATTTAACTAAAGCTATTAAATCAGGTCTTGCTGAATCAACATTAGAAGAACTTCCACAATCTATTCAAGAACAAATTGCTCAGAACTTAGCTAATGATAGACCATGGGATGAAGGTGTTGCAGAGGCAGCTACACAAGGAGCTTTAGTAGGGTTTGCCGTAGCGGGTGGTTATTCAGGAATTAATACTACAATACAAAACAGTCGCATAGATAAAGCAGTTGAAAAACAAGATGCGGAAGAAGGTGAAAAGAAAGAACTAAGTCGTGAAAAACTTATTGATCAATCCTTCCAAGATTTAGTTACACAAAGTGAACAAATTAAAACTAAAACTACTCCTGAACCTAAAGTAACAGAAGAACCAACAACGATATTAAATAAAATTACGTTAACTTCGTGGGGATTAAACCCACGCTCTAATGCATTCAAAGCATTGGAAGGTGTAGATGCTTCTACTCCTGAAGGTCTTGATTTAGTGCAAAAGACTTTGGAAGCAAATAAGGGTAAAATAAACGAAACAGCAGTAGACGATTACTTAAAAGGAGTTGAAAGTGGAAGACCTATCAGTGGAACAACTCGAATTAGCGATGCGGTATCTGGAGGATCTAAATATGGAACTCCCGGAGGAATTGAAGGACGTTTCGGACCTACAGTTAATATCAGTGGAAGTCCTATTGGAGTCATTGAAACAGGAGAAGAAACAAGCAACGCTCCATTAGAAACCGTTACAGAAGATGTATATAATCAACCACAAGGTCGTGAAAGAGTTTTAACATTACAACAACTACTTAATGATCCTGATCCTATGCTACGTCGTGAAGCTAGACGTAAATTTGTAAGACAATTTAAAGAAAAACATAATGTAGAGTTAGCTAAGATAGCTGCTCAACTAGATGAACTTGCACCTAAACAAGATCCAGTAGAAAGACGTGCTGATAATATGGCACGCTATTTGGAAACCATACCTAACCCTCCATCATACTTAATTGAAGACTTAAGAAATCCTGAAATGATTCAGGAAGAAAAAGAAGACTTAATTAAGACTGCCAAAAACTATGCGTTGTCTGAGCAAGTAAGTGAACTTGATGACATCATGAAGGGCGAGAAAAAGTACGTACAAAAGATGACCGTAGAAGAACAAAAAGCTCTTGCAAGAGAAGCTAGGGAAGCTACAGAAGCTGAAGCTACATTTAAAACAATGGCTGATGAAGATGTTGCGGCTATGCAAGAAGAGTATATGGCTCAGCAAAAGCCTGAAGATTTATTATCAACACAACAAGGAACAGAAGAAGGTAAAGTTGTTGTTAATACAACTAAGCCTGCTAAGACATTAGGTCAAGCACTTAACATTATTAAAAACCAACACTTTGATAAACTTAATGCTGCACAAAAGATTATGCATAATGTTGTTACTGGTTTAGGTAATGTAGTTAAAGGCACATACAAAGTTATGGGTCTAGAAAAGGGTGAGTTCGGTAAGTATAGCCCTACTATGAATAAGACTACGATTAGTCCTGACGCAGGTATTGAAACTATTTACCACGAAGCATCACATAGTGCTACCACATGGGAAATTAAAAAACATGTAACTATGAAGAATGGTCGACCAGTTGCACGTACTAAAATTGGTGAAGACTTAGTGGCTATATTTGACGCAGCCGAAGCTCGTGCTATGCAAGAGGAAAGAGACTTTGGTGAAGCATTTAAAAACATGGATGAGTTTGTTGCTAACGCATTTAATAATGCGGATTTTGAAAGATTCTTAGCTGATACGCCTAGCGTAGTAGAATCACCAGCTCCGTTAACTTCGTTGTGGACTGACTGGCTAAATGCTCTTGTTGATATGTTCAAGATTCCTAATATGGATAAGTCATTACTTAGTGACCTTGTAAGTGTTGCGCCTGACTTATTTGTAGGCACAAGACCTGAGAACTTAAAGAACTTCCCTGCGGTTGAACCTCTCTACCAAAAAAATGCTAATAAAACAGCAGATCAATTACAAGAAGAAACTGGTATTAATAAACTAAATACGGGTTCATCAAAGAGTATCTTTAAAACAATAGCTGATTTAGATATTAAGCATGCGATAAGGAACTTTACTTCTGCGGTATTCTCCTCTGACTCAGGTCTTAATTCAGCTATGCGTGAGGCTATGGATAAAGCAGGATTACCATTCTCAAAAATAAAAGAAGTTGTTCAGTCTATGATGACTTCTCAAGCATTGCATGCAGAAAACCTTGCGTCATACTTCTTAGAATTAGGTGGTATTCAATATAATAACGATTCATTTACCTTTGAAATTATTCCATCTCAGTCAGGTGCAAGCTGGGGTAATATGATGAAACGTATTGGTGAGATAGGTAAGCAATATGGTAAGAGCTATGAAAAAATGGAACTTCATGCTCATACATACTTTGTAGCTAGACGCGCTGCAGAGTTAATTAAAACTAATACAGCGTTAAAGAAAAGAGTATTGAAGTTACTTGTAGATGGTGATAAAAAAGGTGCTAAGAAACTTTGGGAAAAACAATATAAACTAGTTCACTTAAATAAAAAACAAATTGAAGCAGGGTTATCATTAAGAGATAAATTTCCAGAACTAGATGAAATTGTAGATCAGTGGAATGAAGTACGTCTTAATGTAATTCAGTTCCTTGTAGATACAGGTTATTACAACCAAGAAGATGCTACTGAGTTAGCAGAAGCTATGGAATATGTTCCGTTCTATCGTGTGGCTCAGCTTGAAGCTGGAGAAGGTCCTAGAGAAAATACTCGTGGATTATTAGACAGAACGCGTGAAAAACGATTTAAAGGTTCCTATGATGCCGTAAACAACGTCTTTGATAATATGGAGCGTTGGATTACTTATTCTATACGTAAAGGTATTGGTAATAAAACTGCACAAAATGCCGTTAAAGCTATGCAAGAAATTATGCCTGATGATATATCAGGTCCATTACCTCAAGGGGCTAATGTTAATCCAGGCAATAAGATTGTAGTATGGCAAAATGGTTCCCCTCGTACATATAAATTAGAAGACCCGCTATTTGTACATTACTTTACAGGTGCTCAAGCAGCGTTTGGTCCGCTTGTAGATTTCTTTACACCTACCAACAGATTCTTTAGAGCATCGGTTATTTATGATCCTATATTCTCTGTTAAACAGGTTATTATGGACGCTCAATCAGCGATGACTACATCAGGTGTTAAGTATCCATTTAAGATACCTCTCTTAGCGG